AAAGCCATTCCAAACAGAATTTTCTCCCATTCTAAACCACGTTGTTGGCGATGACAAGCCACTTGCAATATTGTTTAAATCTGTTGGACTACCACCATTATATAATTCATTTGCTTGTGTTTGAGTTAATGTTGTATCATTCCATACTGCAAATTCATTTATATAATTGTTTCCAAAACTAATTGTACCACTTGTACCGGTACCACCTAATTCTAAAGTACCATCAAAGGATGATGATGTTACAACTACTCCCGCAGTTGCACCATTATTGTCAATTCCATTAATATGAACATTAGGTCTGTTATATCTTGTTTGTGTGCCATCATAAGTATAAACAATATGTGTCCATTGATTCAAAGGAACGCTATTTGGTGTAGTTCTAAAATAATAAGAACTTGTGTCAAAAGATATGTCTAAACTTCCATTAGTTCGCCATAAACAAGCTAAACGAGAATTTCCGGTCTGAGTGCCTAACCTCCATACTATTCCCGCATTAGTGTCAATTGGTTTAATCCAAAAACTAATGCTAAAATTTGTTGAACCATTTAGCTCAGTATAGTTTGAAGTTGAAAACATCTTTTCGTCTACACCATCAAATAAAAATGAATTTACATCGCTGAATGAAGGTGTACCACCACCATCCAATGCACTTTGATTGACTTTGAGTTGACTATATGAAGAAAGTGAATAGAATGACATATTTACTTCAGGATTGCAACGACTGATCCGGATGCTAATGTTACACCACTAAATGTTTTTCCCCTTACCGGTGCAATTATCACTCCGGCTTTTACAACACCATTACTTGCAAGATATGATGTTCTTGCATCGACACCATCAACCTTAATTGAATTGAATTCAGTATCTTCCGCAACATATATTGCATCTATTTGATTTGTGTATTCGGTTGTATCGTTTACGTAAAACGTTCCATTTTGCAATGCCAATTCTTCGATGGCAACCAATTGTGATGAACTACCCATTTTCTTGTGTGTTTAAGTCTGTTAAAATTCTTATTTCTTCCGGTGATAATGCGACACCTAAACCGGCAATTTTTTCAAGTGTTTCCGCTTTTATTTTTTGTGTGATTGCTTTTGATTCTTGGTCATCTTGTAATATAGGCAAGTGACTGAAATCCGCTTTTAAATAATACCCCTCCGCATCCAAACCAAATTGCTTGACTATTGAATCATACATTTGTTGTGTTTCAGGGATAATAGTATCTTGATAAACCATTCGAATCGAATCACGAACGTTTGTAAATGTCGCACCTTTTTCCTGACTGAAACAATTGTAACTTAATCCAAACGCATCAATCAATGCAAGTTTGTCCGCAGTCAATTCCTCAAACAACAACAAATCTTTTGTTGGATATGACATTGGTTTCCAATCAACATTTGCTTCGGTTATTATGACCTCATCTTTTTGACGATGATACCAATCGTTTTGAATCTTCTTTTTCTCTTCCGGTGTCATAGGTATTGCACCACCAAGGTCATTATTTTGTGCCGATAATATACCAATCGCACCGATGTTTTCAAGCAATACATTCCGCTTATGATACGATGCACGAATGTTTGACAAAGGATATTTCAACGTTTCAACCCTTGACACCGGTTTGATGATATTCATACCATCATCGGAAACAAAGTAAACCATATCATTCCATTCAATCGCTTCATATGTATCATCATCATATTTGAATGTAAACTTATCAACCAAATCTTCCGCATCCATTTGCTTTAACTTTTTACCGGTCAAGTGAATCTTCACTTTGTTTGCCGGTAGCGGAACGAACAAATTGCGTATTCCCGCAGTACGTTCAGGTGAGTAACAAAAGACATTTGAATAAAGACCATCTTGAACACCGATTGAATAAACGACATCACTCCAAGATTGCATTGCATTAGGATGATGGATCATATCAATTAACCAATGGTTTTCAACTTTGTCACCGTTCTTGTCATATAAACACGGTTTGTTTGATGACATCATTGATGCACGTTTGTCAATTACTGCACGTAATTCAGGAATTTCAATATATAGTTTCCACGCATCATCAACGTCAACCCAAACCGCATATTTCTTTCCCCACAATTGGGATTGTCTTGGAAAGAGTTGTTTGAACTCATTTATGAACCGGTCATTTGGATTGAATTGAATGCCGAAAAACTTTTCAAAAAAGGTACTCATATGATTGTTGTGCTATTTCATCACGTTGATATGTTCCTTACAAAGTTAGTGATTAATTTTTAAACAAATACTTTGATTAGATTTTAGACAAATGTCTAAACATACTTTGTGCAAAGATTGACAATCCGGCAAGACAATCCGGTGCATCATCGTTTTTGTTTTTACCCTCTTTGGAATACGATTGAACGTTCTCAATGAATTGGGTGCATTGGTTTGTTCCGGTGTTCAGGAACGTCAATTGCGATTGCACAAATGCCGATTGCATTATGATACGAGTTTGTTTGTTGGTCGTGTTATGCACTTGCAAGATTCGTGTCTTGGTTTCTTTCTGCAAGTAACGTGAGAACATCGCACCCATTGAATTAGATTCAACACGGCAATATGACACACCCCATTGATTCAATCGTTGTGCAATCATTGGGATTGTTGCATCGGTGTTTTCTTTTGAATATACATAATCAACGACATAAAACCGTTCACCTTTTACGGCACATATGACAAAAGCGGTGTAATCTTTCCCTTGATCCGCAACGTCACAATATGCAACACAACCTTCAATGGTTGACTTATCACTTTCGAATTCTTGTTTGCTTATGATATTCAATTCGTTGAACAATCTTCCTTTGATGTCAACCGGTTGTTGTTGGTATTCCGCCAACCATATTTCTTCAGCCGTATGTTTGCGTTTGTCAAGGAATTCATCGGTTGTCATTACGGCATCACAAAATGATTCACCGGCATCGGTTAATGCGGATATACTGATTGACTTGTCATAAATATTTTGTTCATAATTGCGACCAATGACATCGTTCAATGACCAACGTGTACCAATATCTATTCTTGCACATCCTGATTCAAATCGTGAATCGTGTGTTGATTGTTTCCATTGATGTATGCGGTCGTTTACGGTGTCGGATAATGCATCTTCAATTCCACGATATAAGTCATCTGTAATACCCACCTTGGTCGCTCCAAAGCCGATAATAGTTCCATTGACACCGGCACCAAAATAACCGACTTGTTTCGATTTGTTTGTGTTCCATCCTTGCAAGTTTGCTTTGTCATCTGACAACTTTACATCAGGAAACACGGCATTGAACCGTTCGGATTTTAGTATGGCACGAACATCATAAGAAAACTTCAAATACAATGTTGCGGTGCAAGTGTTACGCATCACCGATTGTGTTGGATTTCTTCCAAGTGTCCAAGCACAAAATAATGATGTCAAATATGACTTACCGGCACGAGGCGGTAATGACACCGATAATGATTTGATTTTGCCCTCTTCGATGTCCTGAAACGATTGTGCGATGTCCTCAAAGAATAAACGTTCGGAAAAGAATTCATTATCATAATACAGACAGAACCGCCAAAAATGTCTCCTTGCAAGTGTTTGCCTTACGACATCAAAACCGGCTTCTTTTATATCATTACTCATTCTCTAATAAGGCAATCAATTCATCACTTGATAGGTGACTTAAATCCGGTTGTGATTTATTAATATCTATTTGTTGACGTTCAACATATCCACGATGTTTTCCTTTGGTCTTTAAGTAAAATATGGTTGCGGTTGTTGAGCCATCTTTGATTTGTTGATACAATTGTGATTCCGCAAAGTCTAATGCAATATCTTGACATTCATCACACGCACGTTTGAATTCCGGATCACTATTATAATAGTTGTAAAAAGTTGACCTTGGCATCTTAGCAATCTTACACGCTTCCGATATCACACCAAGTGATTTGGTCATTGCCTCAATCAATGCGTTCTTTTTGATTTTAACGCTATTTGATGCGGTTTCTTTTTTAGGTTGTCCATTTGTGTTCATATAACAAAGTTAATGATTCTAAGACAAAATAAACATTATCAGTTTAGTGCAAATGATTATCACGCTAATTACAAACACTCTGAGGAATGAGTACATAAACAATTCGGTGTCGTTTAACCAAGTCTTTAATCGTTTTGATTCCATCCAAGGCATAACGGCAAGAACGAACCTATCCGCAATAAATATTGTGAAAAATATTGGGAGTAATATCACGCCTAATGTACCTCGTAAAATGTTTACTATCTTCTTATTCATTTGATGTGTTTTTGATTGCATCCCATTCGTGCAAAGTTTGTTCAATGTAGTTTGCAAGTTTGGTGTCTTTTATTGCCCTCCTGAACTTTCGTGAATGAATATATTCTTCCGTGATAAGTACGGACATTTGCATCATCTTATATTCCGTTTTGGACAATCTTCTAAACCCTCGTTTCTTTAGGTATTTATGTACTAATGATTTTAGTCTTTTCATAGTGTAATTTTATGAACCGCAAGATATACATTCATCTTCATCCAATTGTGGATTTGCTACAATGTCAGGATTCAAAATCTTTTTCAAATCATATATCTTTTGATGTGTTTCCATATCACTTAACAAGTCACCGGTCAAGGTATCTTTTAACCTTCTTATTTCTGCATTTATTTCGCTTCCGTTCATCTTCCTTGTCCTTTGTATTTCTTTTTATACAACTTACTTGATTTCAGTTTGCTTGATTTGGTTTTCGAATGTGTTCCGGCACGTTTAATTTTTGGCTTGTCAAGTGATCCGGTCAATAGTTTCTTCATAGTTATAAAATAAGAAAGGGATGGGAAAAAATGGAAATTTTGCTTTGATAAGCATTGTCAAACAATTATCAAAAACCCCATCCCTTGGAGTATGTCAATTTATATTGGTTCGCATATTGTTAACCATATTAAACAATGATGTATCTTCTTGAACGCACTCACACATCACTTGAATGCCACCGTGCCTTGTTAATATTTGCACAACCTCATATGTTCCTGACTGATGTTCAAATTGTGTTCCGACCGGCATTAAAAAAGGTGAAACCCTCATTTGCACTTTGTCGTTCCGTATCATATAAACATCAACCATAAAATCGGCAACTTCATCAACAATAAAAGGATAACCATCACACATCTTTAATTTGTTTTTGAAACCATACCGAATGAATTTGTCCGGTGTATTTGGTTCGTGCGACCTTTACATTGTTTTGTTCCGCAAATATACAAAATTCTTTAAGTTGTTCATCAATCGAATGTGCTTTCCAAAGTATTCCGGCACGTTTC